CTCTTGAAATTGAAAAAGAGTTTATCACTGAATCTTTACCGGTGTCATTGATTGGTATGAATTCAAACCTAATGAAACAATACTTAGAATTTGTAGTTGATGGTCTTTTAGTTAAGTTTGGATGTAGTAAAGAATTTAACGTAGAACAACCATTCAAATTTATGGAACAAATTGCAGTTGAGACTAAAGGTAATTTCTTCGAATCAAGAACGATGGAATACCAAAAGGCTAAACTAAACGAAACAATCACATTTACCGACGATTTCTAATAAAACTAAACTATATGTCATTAAAAATAATTAAAAGAAATGGGGATAGCGTATCTTTCAATCCTCAAAAAATTTATAACCGTGTTAAACGAGCATCAAAAGGCTTAAGCGTGAACTCAGATGAAATATTCATCAAAGTAATTACATCTGTACCAACAGAAGGTGAAATCACAACAAAAGAGTTAGATAAACTCGTTTATGAAATTGCGGCGGCTTATACCGGTAGTCATCACGATTACTCACGTTTGGCTTCTTCAGTTGCTATTTCATCATATCATAAAGAAACAAATGATAGTTTTTCAAAAACTATGTTGACTCTTTATAATGATGGTATCATTAATGAAAAATTAATTGAGACTATTAAATTGTATGGTGAAGATACTATAGATGCGGTTATTAATCACGAGAATGATTATAATTTTGATTACTTTGCTTGGCGTTCATTACAAGAAATGTACTTGTTAAAACGACCTAACGGTAAAGTGATTGAAAGACCACAACACATGTATATGAGAGTTGCTTTGTGGGTGACTGATGACTTTGTAAGTGCGGTAGAGTACTACAAATCATTATCAAATCAGTTAATTTCAAAAGCAACACCAATCATGATTAACGCGGGTACAAAAGTACCACAATTGGCATCATGTGTTTTACATTACAATAATTCAGATTCAAGAAAAGGATTATTGGATACGTTGAATGATATTTCAACATTCTCTTCAGACGCTGCGGGTATCGGACTATCCATGTCTAACATTAGAAGTAAAGAAAGTAGAATTTCAACTTCAGGTGGATTTGCGGGTGGATTGTTAAAATACCTTAAAATTGTTAATGAGTCTTTAAGATTCTTTAATCAACAAGGTAGGCGACCTGGTTCTGCTGCTATTTATCTTGAACCATGGCACAAAGACATCTTCGATCTTTTAGATATCAAAAAAAATACAGGCGCAGAAGAATTAAGGGCTCGTGATTTATTCACCGCACTTTGGTTACCTGATAACTTTATGAGGTCAGTTAAAAACAATGGTGATTGGTATTTGTTCTGTCCTAACGATATCAAAACTGCAGGTATCAAAGCATTACAAGAATGTTATGGTGATGAATACGAAGAAAACTATAACAAGGCAGTTTCTATGGGTCTTGGTAAAAAAGTTAAAGCACAAGACATTTGGACTAAAATTATTGAATCACAAGTTGAAACTGGTGTTCCTTATTTATGTTCTAAAGACAGTGCTAACAGAAAAACTAACCACCAAAACATCGGTGTTATTAAACAATCTAACCTATGTAATGAGATTTATCAGTACACTGATGAAGAGACCACGGCTATCTGTACATTATCTTCTATCGTATTGAAAAACTTTATTCAAAACGGTAAATTTGACCACGAATTACTTTTTACTGAAGTTCGTAAAGTAGTAAGGGCATTGAATAAGGTAATTGATATCAACAACTACTCAACACAAAAAGGGTTGAAAGGTGGTATGGAACAAAGAGCAATTGCTATCGGTACACAAGGGTTGGCAGATGTATTTTATTTAATGGATTATATCTTCACATCGGAAGAAGCAAAAAAATTAAACAAAGAAATTTTTGAAACTATCTATTACGCGGCGATTTACGAAAGTAATCAGTTATGTATGAATGGTAAATACGAACCATATTCACACTTCAAAGGTTCACCGATGGATAAAGGAGTATTCCAATTTGATATGTGGGGATTAGATAACACACAACTTTCAGGAATGTGGGATTGGGATAAGTTGAAGAAGAGTGTAACCGATTATGGTGTTTGTAATTCATTATTTACCGCTCAAATGCCGGTTGCGTCTTCAGCCAAAATTACAGGTTCATTTGAAATGACGGAACCAGCACACTCAGCATTATTTAATCGTAGAGTAGTTGGTGGTGAAATTATGATTGTTAACAAATATCTTATTAATGACTTTGAAAAAATGGGTATTTGGTCTGAAGATTTAAAGAATGAAATTATTATGAATGAAGGTTCTATTCAGAATATTAATTTCAATAACTATTTGGATACTGAAGATAAAAACTATAATAAGAAAGTTAAAAGAATTGAACATTTGATTCCTAAGTATAAAACCATTTGGGAGATTTCACAAAGAGAATTGATTGATATGGCCGCAGACAGAGCACCATTCATTGACCAATCACAATCAATGAATATATACATGTCAAACCCGACATTATCAAAGATTACCTCATCACACTTCCACTCATGGGAAAAAGGTTTGAAAACATTATGTTACTATGTAAGAACCAAAGCAATTTCAACAGGAGCAAAACATTTAGCACTTGACATGAGTAAAAGAGAGAAACCTAAAAAAGTTGAAACACCACAAGTAGATTACTCAAATATGAATCTACCACCAAAACCTGACAATAGTGACTTCGATTGTTTTGGTTGTTCATCTTAATCACAACACTAATCCCGACACTATGTCGGGATTTTTTATTTTATAACTATTTATTGAAAATATCACGACACTATATTTATACTATATGTCTAATGGAATTACATACGGAATAAATTTCCCTTTTTTACAAAGTGTTGAGGGGGACTATGTTAAACTAACCCAAACTGCCGATGAGGAGATTAGGACTAGTTTATTACATCTTATATTAACCAGAAGGGGTAGTAGGTATTATTTACCTGATTTTGGTACAAGAATATATGAGTTTATTTTTGAACCTTTAGATGGTGCTACGTTTGAAAGTATTAGGTCTGAAATTGAAGAACAGGTTGCTAAATATATACCTAATTTAACAATTAATAGTATAACAATAGAGCCTTATACTGAAAGTGGTGATGTGGTAGGACAACTTGATTACGAACTTTTAGGTCAGGCTAGTATATTTAGAATACCTGGCGCTAATACTGCTGAATATACCGCAAAATTAAAAATTGATTACACAGATGAAAATAAAGCATTTGGTAGTCGTGAATTCATAATCATTAACATTTAATTATGGCTAATAAAAAAATAAATTATACTGAAAGAGACTTCGAAGGTATAAGACAGGAGTTAATTAATTATACTAAACAGTATTATCCTGAGTTAGTACAAAACTTTAATGACGCTTCGATATTTTCAGTATTAATGGACTTGAATGCTGCCGTAGCGGATAACTTAAATTATCAAATAGATAGAAGTGTACAAGAAACCGTACTTCAATATGCTCAACAAAGGTCTTCTATTTATAACATAGCAAGAACTTATGGATTAAAAATACCTGGTTATAGACCATCTGTTGCTGTTGTCGACATTTCAATTGTTGTTCCACCACTTGGGGATAGTGAAGATTTCCGTTATTTAGGTATTTTAAGAGCGGGTTCACAATTTAACGGTGGAGGTACAGTATTTGAAACAGTTTATGATATCGATTTTAGTACCCAATATAATCAGGAAGGTTTTGTTAACAGAACAAAAATACCAACATTTGATGCAAACAATAAGATTATTAATTACATAATCACAAAAAGAGAAGTGGTGGTTAATGGAACGACCAAAGTATTTAAGAGAGTTATTAACTCATCTGATGTTGTACCATTCTTTAATTTCTTTTTACCTGAAAGAAATGTTTTAGGTGTTACATCAATAATACAAAAAGAAGGTACAAGTTATCCTAATGTACCAACATACAACGATTTTGTTAATTCTACTAATCGTTGGTATGAAGTGGATGCACTTGCTGAAGACACGGTATTCATCGAAGACCCAACAAAACCTGTTGACAATGCGGGAGTAAAAGTTGGTAGGTATATCAAAACTGAAAATAGATTTATTAGTGAATATACACCTGAAGGGTTTTTAAAAATACAATTCGGTGGTGGTACGACTACACCGCAACAACAGCTGAACGACTTTGCTAAAAATGGAATTAAGTTAGATTTAGCTAATTACCAAAATAATATTGGTTTAGGTTTAACGGTACAACCAAATACAACAATATTTGTTCAATATAGAATTGGTGGTGGTTTAGGTTCAAATGTCGGTGTTGGTGTAATTAATCAGGTAGGTATTGTTGATTTTGCAATTAGTGGTCCATCAGATACTATTAATACCAACGTAAGACAATCCTTAAGTATCACAAATGTAACCGCAGCAATTGGAGGAGCAAATCCACCATCAACTGAAGAGGTTAGAAATATGGTTACATTTAACTTTGCCGCACAAAAAAGAGCTGTAACAGTAAATGATTATAAATCTTTAATTGATACGATGCCTGGCAAGTTTGGAGCACCTGCAAAAGTTGCAATTACAGAAAATAACAATAAGATTACGGTTCAAATTCTTTCTTACGACGACACAGGTAAATTAACTCAAATAGTCTCTAATAACTTAAAAAGTAATTTAGCAACTTACCTGTCAAAATACAGAATGATTAATGACTATATTTCTATTGATGTTGCTAAGGTAATTGATTTAGAATTTGATATCTCTGTGGTTTTAGAATCGGACAGAAACCAAGGACAAGTAATTACAGAAATTATTAATAGTGTGTCAAATTATATGGCACCTGAAAATAGAGAGTTAGGACAAAATGTTAATGTGTCTGACGTAAGAAGATTAATACAGAATACTGCTGGGGTTTCGACATTATCGGACCTTAAAGTTTATAATAAAGTTGGTGGTCAATACTCGACATCTGAAACTTCACAAAGATATGTGGATAAGACAACAAGAGAAATACAATTAATTGACGATACTATCTATGCGGAACCAACACAAATTTATCAAGTTAGATTTACAAATAAGGACATTAAAGTACGTGTTAAAAATCTAACAACCGTAGACTTCTCATAAGATTCTTTATTTTATAATGTTATGACTTATTTTTTAAAATGAGGAACATAACTATTTA